CTAAGATGTTTCAAACAACACATTTACAAGAGAAGTGGCAGCCCGTTCTAGACCATCCAGATTTACCAAAAATCAATGATAGTTATAGAAGAGCCGTCACTACTGTTATTTTAGAAAATCAAGAAAAGGCACTTAGAGAAGATGCTTCTTTCTTGTCAGAATCAGTTCCTACTAACGCAACTGCAGCTGGTGCTAATCCAATGGCAAATTGGGATCCGATCCTAATTTCATTAGTAAGAAGAGCTATGCCAAACTTAATTGCATATGACATTTGTGGTGTGCAACCAATGACTGGCCCAACTGGTTTAATCTTTGCTATGCGTTCAAGATTTGATGACCAGTCTGGTGCAGAAGCACTAGTTGATGAAGCAGATGGCGAACATTCTGCTGATAACTCATCATCTTCACTGACAGCTGCACAACAAGGTACTAACCCAAGTGTACTTAATGACTCTCCAGAAGGCGCTTATACTTTCGCACAAGGTATGACTGCTGCACAGGCAGAAGCATTAGGTGATAGTTCTCAAAACCACTTTGCACAAATGGCTTTCTCTATTGAGAAATCAACTGTTACTGCAAAGTCTAGAGCACTTAAAGCTGAGTACACAATGGAACTTGCACAAGACTTAAAAGCAATTCACGGTCTTGATGCAGAAACAGAACTTGCAAACATCCTTTCTGCTGAAATTCTTGCAGAAATCAATAGGGAAGTAGTAAGAAGAATTTACAGAACTGCCGTAGAAGGTGCTGCTGTAAATACAACTACTGCTGGTACTTTTGACTTAGATACAGACTCTAACGGTAGATGGTCTGTTGAAAAATTCAAAGGTCTAATGTTCCAAATTGAAAGAGATGCAAATGCAATCGGTCAAAAAACTCGTAGAGGAAAAGGTAACATCTTACTAGTAAGTGCTGATGTTGCTTCTGCTTTACAAATGGCTGGAATTCTAGATTACCAATCTGCATTAAACAACAACCTACAAGTTGATGACACTCAAAACACTTTTGCTGGTGTATTGAATGGTCGTTACAGAGTATATGTTGACCCATACGCTGCAAATGTAGCTGCAAGTCAATACTATGTTGTTGGATATAAAGGTACTTCACCTTATGATGCTGGTACTTTCTATTGCCCATATGTTCCACTACAAATGGTGAGAGCAGTTGGTGAGCAAACTTTCCAACCAAAAATCGGTTTTAAAACTAGATACGGTATGATTGATAACCCATTCGCAGTTGACGCTGGTGCGTTAGCTGATAACAACGATGCTGGTTCTTCAAATACTGCATTTACTAAAGAAACTAACCAATATTACAGAAGAGTTAAAGTTTCTAACTTAATGTAATAACTACAATCTACCACACCACAAAAAAGGGGAGTTCGCTCCCCTTTTTTTTTGATTATAAATAATAGTATGACAGATTTAAACGCACTCACAAGACAGCCAGAAGAGATAGACTATTCTGCACCAAGTCAGTATAGGTTCTCTATTATACAATTACCTAAAGTACAATTCTTTACTACTGCGTGTAATATACCAGGCGTTAATATGGGTGATGCAATATTTCCTACACCTTTCAAAGATATTCCAGTTTTACCAGATAAGGTAACATTTGAAAATCTTGAAATAACTTTTTTAGTAGATGAAAAATTACAGAATTATCAAGAACTTTTTAACTGGATTATGGCGATTGGATTTCCAGAAGATAGAGCTCAGTTCAAAAGTTTTAGACAAGAAAATGTAGACCAGTTTCCTACATCTCAATCAAAAATAAATGCACCTTCAGATACACCTAAACCTAGAACACCAGACGGTGCAATGTACTCAGATGCAACATTAACAATACTATCTAATAAGAATAACCCAGTATTGAATGTTAACTTTTCAAATGTATATCCAGTAACACTTTCTGCATTACAATATACAAATGACCAAGCAGATACTCAATATATGAGTGCGACTGCAACCTTTCAATATCAATTATTTAAATTTGAATCGTTATAAGACTTGACAACTTTTTAATTATGGTATATAATATAGTATGGATTTAACAAAAATACAAGAAATGTTTGACAAAGACTCAAAGATTGATGAAACTAATATCAATCTAGAAGAGACTAGAAGTCCAGCATTATTAAATAAATATTTAAAACTTTACACTAATTTTAGACTTATGTTAAGTAAGGCTGAAACTGATATGAAAATATTAAAAAAACAAAAATGGGAATACTATTCTGGTAAAGCAGAGAAACCATTTGAGTTAAAAATTCTTAGACAAGATATTCCGACATATTTAGAATCAGATGAAGATATGATTAGACTACAATCTAAATTAGATTATCTTAAAGTAGTTTCTGGTTATTTAGAACATATAGTAAAAAATTTGCATAGTAGAGGATTTCAATTAAGAAACATAACAACTTGGATTAAATATACGGAGGGTGCATTATGAGTATATGTGAAAATAACTACTATTATTTCATAGGTGCATTAAATGACCAACAATGTAATGCAATTATAGAAAGAGGGTTATCTGATATGACTCTCACAGAACAAAAAAATGGAAAGCAAGCAACTGATGCTACTACTTTTGATTTTAGACAAAAGGGTGGTGAAACATCTAACGCTGGTAATATCGCACAAAATCATTTGACTGCACAAGGTAGAAGACAAAAAGGTATTAAAGAAGAAGATGTTTATGTTAGAGATACTAAAGTTGGGTGGTTAGCAGATAAATGGATATATGATTTAATACACCCATTTATACGAGAAGCAAATCAAAAAGCAAACTGGAATTTTGAGTGGGATTTTTCTGAAACTTGTCAGTTTACAGTTTACAATCCAGGCCAGTTTTATTCTTGGCATACTGATGGTGGTTCAAGACCATACATACCATTTGACCCAACAGTAGAAGAACAAAGAAGAAAAGATAATGATGGGAATTATATAGTTGCAAAAGATGATACTGGTAAAGAAATAAAGTTTGATAAAACATATAGGGGTGGTAAATTTGAAGGATTGCCAAGATATATTCCAGCGCCTGGTTTTGTAGATAATCCAAATCAATTCTGGAAGACTAGAAAATTATCCGTAACAGTAAATTTAACCAATCCAAAAAATTACAAAGGTGGTAATCTTAAATTTGATTTAGGGCCTCATATGGGTAGTAAAAGATATCACACTTGTACGGAAATAAGACCAAGAGGTTCTATCATAGTATTTCCATCATTCATACACCACTTGGTTACTCCAGTTACTGAGGGAACTAGATACTCTTTAGTAGTATGGAATTTAGGAAAGATGTTCAAATGATTGATACTGTAAAATTTTTTAAAGAAAAAAAGTATGTTCTTATAAAAGAAATGATACCTAAAGATATTGCAAAAGTAGGGGCACAATATTCACATTACGATAAAGCAAGACTATTTCAACCAGAAGCAGAAAGTGCTCAGATTCCAGGCAGTCATAGTGTTTATGGTGACCCACTTATGGAAACACTTTTGAATTTTGGTAGAAAGAAAATAGAACAATCTACTGGTTTAGAATTGTGGCCTACTTATTCTTATTATAGATTGTACAAAGTAGGTGATATATTAAAAAGACATAAAGATAGACCATCTTGTGAAGTATCTATTACTTGTTGTTTAGGATATGATTACAAGGGTAAAGAAGATTATAACTGGGGTATGTTTGTTGGCCCAGAAGATGGTGAAAGAGGTACAAAGGGTAAGATGATTCCTATGGAGCCTGGTGATGGAGTAATCTATCGTGGGTGTGAAGTGGAACATTGGAGAGAAGCATTTGATGCACCAGAGGGTGCCTGGCAAACACAAGTATTTTTACATTATGTAGACAAAAATGGGCCATTTGCTGATTTTTGTAAATTTGATTCTAGACCATCACTTGGTCTTTCACACTCAACGAAAGATAAGGAAAAGATTGCGGCTGCTACAAAGGCAGATGCAGAACTTTTATCTAAAAAAGATGCTTTTCCAAAATTGAACAAAGAAGAAGTACCTTATGAAAATAGAGAAAAAAAATGAAGTATACATACGAATTGAAACCGAACCACATATTGCAAGAGAACTCTCAGAGTATTTTACCTTTGAAGTGCCTGGTGCAAAATTTATGCCCAGTTATAGAAATAAAATATGGGATGGAAAAATACGATTATTCTCAGTTGCTACTGGACAGATCTATCTGGGATTATTACCATACATCAGAGAGTTCTGTAAACGAAATGACATTAGATACGAATTAGATTTTAATACAAGACCAGAAAACTTAGATGAATCAACTATTAAATCATTTATTAAACACCTTAAAATTCCATACAAAGCTCGTGATTATCAGATTTCTAGTATTCTTTATGGTGCCAGAAAATGTCGTGGTCTTTTTGTTTGTCCTACTGCATCTGGCAAATCGTTAATCATTTATGGTCTAACTAGATGGTGTCATTTAAAGAATCTTAAAACATTGATACTTGTACCCACAACAAGTTTAGTAGAACAAATGTCAAGTGATTTTATTGATTATGGTTGGTTAGAATCATACATACAAAAAGTATATTCTGGTCATAGTAAAAAGATAGAAAAAGATGTTGTGATATCTACTTGGCAATCTTTACATAAATTTCCTAAAAAATATTTTGAACAGTTTGGTTGTGTTATAGGTGATGAGGCTCATCTATTTAAAGCAAAATCACTTACATCTATAATGACTAAACTACATTTATGTAAGTATCGCTTTGGACTTACTGGTACATTAGATGATTTACAAACTCATAAATTAGTTTTAGAAGGATTGTTTGGTACAACAAATAAAGTTATAACTACAAAGGAATTGATAGAAAAGAAAACATTATCTAATCTTAAAATAAACAGTTTAATTTTAGGATATACTGAAAATGATTGTAAGATTGTAAAAGATTTAAAATATGCAGATGAAATAGATTATATTGTCAATGATAAAAGAAGATTGCATTTTGTAAATAAATTAGTTAATCCACTAAAAGGAAATACATTAGTGTTATATCAATTTGTAGAGAAACACGGAAAGCCTTTATATGAATTAATGAAGAATACCTACAAAGGTAGAAAGGTATTTTTTGTAAGTGGTGGTGTTGATGCGTTGACTAGAGAAGAAATTAGAGCTATGACTGAAAAATCTAAAGATGCAATTATTGTTGCATCATATGGAACTTTCTCTACTGGTATTAATATTAAAAATTTACATAACATAATATTTTCATCACCATCTAAAAGTAAAATTAGAGTTTTACAATCCATAGGTAGAGGTTTAAGATTAGGTGATAACAAAACTGAATGTAAATTATTTGATATTGCAGATGATTTTACATATAAAAATAGACAAAACTTCACACTTCGTCATTTTATGGAACGAATAAATATATACAACGAAGAACAATTTGATTATACAATACATAGGATTAACTTATGATAGATGAAAAAGATTATGAAAAATTTAAAGAAATGTATGACTATAGAAGAAAGATTGAATACAATAAAGAAAAGATTAAAAAGAGAATAGACAAGATGTACGAAGAATTTGAATTTAACATTGTAGAAACAAAAGAAGAGGTTTTTGACCACTTCTGGGGAAATGTAAATTTAGATAGAACTAATTTAGATGAACCTCCAGCTGAATGGAAACCTCAAAATAGAAAGTTAAGGTTGTGGAATGAGTAGTTACAGAATAATGAAATTATCAAATGGTGATGAAATTATTTGTAAATTGCACGATACACAGAATGGATATTTTAAGATAGGATATCCTATGAAGATGTGTACGGTAAATACTATGGGAAAAGATGGTAAATACGAAGAAAATCTTGCACTTCGTAAGTGGGCTACATTTACTAGAGATAAAGTATTTGCAATAGAAAAAAACCAAGTCGTTCTACATTATGAAGTAAACATTGGATTATGTAAATATTACGAATATATTTTAAAAAGATATAATGAAGCTGAACGGTATAAAAATAAAAATGGTGATGAATTAAAGATTGATGATGATACTATTGAAGTAAAAAAACAAATAACTAATTTAGAAGAAACAGAATTAGAAGAATTAATTGATGAATATCAAAATGTACCTTATGATTATGATGAAACTAAACACTAATTTCAATCAATACAAGAATAAGTATAACACCGAAAAATATTTTGTCAATAGGTAATTTATTTTTTTATGTGGTTGACAATAAAATAAAATATGGTAAAGTAATGAATACAAGGAAATAATATTGGCTGCAAAAAAACAACATTATGTTAATAACAAACAATTCTTAGAAGCAATCACAGAGTGGAAAGAAACGGTAAAAGATGCAGAATCTTTAGGGGAAGAAAGACCACCAGTAACAGATTATATTGGTGAGTGTTTTTTAAAGATTGCACAACATTTATCATTCAGACCTAACTTTATCAATTATTCATATAAAGAAGAAATGATAGGTGATGGTATTGAAAACTGTTTACAGTATGTAAATAACTTTGACCCAGAGAAGTCAAAGAATCCCTTTTCATATTTTACACAAATAATATATTATGCATTTATTCGTAGAATACAAAAAGAAAAAAAACAAACACATACTAAACATAAAATAATAGAAAAAAGTATGATGGCTACTTTTGACCAAAATCCACTTGATGATACAAATTATGGTAATCAGTATATGGATTATTTACAAAAGAATATGTTACCAGCTGATGGTCAAGAGGTTTATAAAACAAGTAGTTCAAAGAAAAAAGAAACTAAAAAGAGTTTAGAAAACTTTTATGAGGAAAAATAATGTATAAAGTTTATGGCACAACAATATGTCTATATTGCGATAAGGCTGAAAACTTATTGAAAACAAAAGATTTACCCTTTGAAAAAATATATATTGACCAAGATGAAGATGCAAAAGATTATATAATAGAACAAGGGTTCAGAACAGTTCCACAGATTTGGTTAGATGACAAATGGATAGGTGGATATGATGATTTAGTAAAGTTCTTAAATAAATAAGAAAGTTAAAGGAGATAAAATGTTTAGTTTTATAACAAATATATTTAAACCAAAACCAAAAAAGATTTCAAAGTCAAGACTTATGACTATGACTAAGAGAGAGTTAGAGAATGTAGGTCGTAAACACGGTATTGAATTAGATAGAAGATATCTAAAAGATGACCTTGTTGAACAACTTTGGAAACATATAAATGGAAAGAAATAATGTATGAATATAAATGTGAAATTGTCAAGATTGTGGACGGCGACACTATTGATGTCAATATTGATTTGGGTTTCGGTACTTGGATTCATAATGAACGAATACGCCTCTATGGAATTGACACACCAGAATCAAGAACAAGAGACTTGGAAGAAAAGAAAGCTGGTCTGTACGCAAAAAAGTGTGTGGAAGGATTTATGCCAGTGGGTTCAAGTCAAGTCTTAATGACAAAGAAAGATAAGTCTGGTAAGTTTGGTAGGGTCTTAGGTGACTTTAAAATATATGATGGACAAGAAGATAGAGAAATGGGTATCGTTGAGTATATGATAAAACACAATATAGGTGTTGAATATAATGGTCAATCCAAACAACAGATTCAAGAACATCACTTACAAAATAGACAATATTTAAAATCACAAGGCGTAATAGATTAGATTATGAAGATAGCTTTAGTAACCGACACCCATTTCGGTGCTCGGAATGACCACGACCATTTCAACACATATTTTTATAAATTCTATGAGGATATATTCTTTCCTTATCTTAAACAACATAATATAGACACTTGTATTCATCTAGGTGATGTTATGGATAGAAGAAAGTTTGTGTCATACAAAACTGCAAGAGACTTCAGAGAAAAGTTTTGTGAAAGTTTTGTGACAAATGACATAAATGTGCATATGATAGTGGGCAATCACGATACATACTTTAAGAATACTAATGAAGTAAATTCACTTGATGAATTGATTGGTAGTCGTTATGAGAACATAAAGATATATTCGGAAGCAGAAACTGTTGAGTTTGATATACCTATATTTTTTCTGCCTTGGATTAATTCAACAAACTATAATAAAACACTTGAGAAAATGCAAAAGACAAAAGCTACAGTTGCAATGGGTCACCTTGAAATAAAAGGATTTGAAATGCATCACGGTTTTCCAAGTGAAACTGGTATGGATAAATCAGAGTTTAATAGATTTGATATGGTAATGTCTGGACACTTTCATAAAAAATCAGATGATGGACATATATTTTACTTAGGAACACCCTATCAAATATATTGGAATGATGATAAATGTCCAAAAGGATTTCATATATTTGATACAGAAACAAGAGAATTAGAAAGAATTGTAAACCCATACAAAATATTTAAAAAAGTTTATTATGATGATTCTAATGGTCAAGACTATAATTTCAATCAAATAAAAGATTTAGAGGACAAATATGTCAAACTAATAGTTGTAAATAAAAAAGACTTATATATGTTTGATAAGTTTGTAGACCAAGTTTTAACAGAATCAAAAGCACACGATGTTAAAATTATAGAGGACTTTTCAGACTTGAAAGCTGAGAATGTAAAAAATGAAATTATAGAAAATGCACAAGATACAATAACCTTATTGGATTCTTATGTTGAAGAAATAGATGTGAATAACTTAGATAAAAATAGACTCAAAACAATGTTAAAAGGATTGTATGTTGAGGCTAGTAATATGGAAATTTAGGAGTAAATAATGGTTGATATAGTTCCAAATGTTGTTTTTAAAACAAGAGTAAAAGATAATGATTGCACGGATTGTCCAAACCCATATAAGTGGGAAGATAAATCTACTGATGATTATTTTAGTGGTAAGAAAGTTGTTTTGTTTTCTTTGCCTGGTGCATTTACACCAACTTGTTCAACATATCAATTACCAGATTTTGAAGCTATGTATTCACAGTTTAAAGAAGAAGGAATAGATGACATTTATTGTATGTCTTGTAATGATGCATTTGTAATGAACAAATGGGCAGAACAACATAGTTTAGAAAATGTTAAAGTTATACCAGATGGTAATGGAGATTTTACTTCTGGAATGGGTATGTTAGTTAAAAAAGAAAATTTAGGTTTTGGTGATAGGTCGTGGAGATATGCGGCTATAATAAATGATAAAAACATTGAACATCTTTTTATTGAACCAAACAAAAAAGATAATGCAGATGATGACCCATATGGTGAAACCTCACCACAAAATATACTTCAGTATATTAAAAGTAATAAAGGAAAGTAAAATGAGAAACTTCTTATTTGTATTTACATTATTATTTGCAACAACTTTGTTTGCACGAGACCAAATTAAAATAGTAGGTAGTTCTACTGTATATCCATTTGCAACAACTGTTGCAGAACGATTTGGTAAGTCTAGTGGATTTAAAACACCAGTAGTTGAGTCAACTGGTTCTGGTGGTGGATTAAAACTTTTTTGTGCTGGTATGGGAACACAACACCCAGACATAACAAATGCATCAAGAAGAATAAAACAAACAGAAATAGATAATTGTAAAAAAAATGGTATCAAAGATATTACAGAAGTTAAAATAGGATATGATGGTATTGCGATTGCAAACTCAAAAAAAGGTGTTAACTTTCATTTATCAACAAGAGATTTATATCTTGCACTTGCAAAAGATGTACCAGCAGACATTGATGGTAAAACTGTTAAACCTAATCCATATAAAAAATGGATAGAAATAAATCCAACATATCCAGACTTACCTATTGCTGTTTATGGCCCACCTCCAACATCTGGTACTAGAGATGCACTTAATGAACTTGGTATTGAAAGGGGCTGTAAAACATATCCAGAGAGAAAAAAACTTAAAGAAAAAAATAAAGAATTATATAAATCTGAATGTCGTGCAATAAGAACAGATGGTGTATATATAGAAGCTGGTGAGAACGACAATCTAATAATTGAAAAATTAATAACAAACCCAGATTCATTAGGTATATTTGGTTATTCTTTTTTAGATGAGAATAGAGATAAAGTAAAGGCTGCAACAATTAATGGTGTTAGTCCAGAATTTGAATTAATTAGTAATGGTACATATCCTATTTCTAGGTCATTATGGTTTTATGTAAAAGATGCACACGCAACTGTGATTCCAGGCATTAGAGAATATGTGAAAGAATTTACATCCGATAAAGCAATAGGTGATGACGGATATTTGATAGGTAAAGGACTTATACCACTTAATGATTAAATTTAATGAAATAAAAGATATACACCCAAAGGGTTCTATTTGGTTAGGTGAAAATCGTAATAAAAATGATAAAACTCTTTTGCATAGTCAAGCATTATCTTTTCACGAGAATTTTCTTGATGTTGCAAAAGATGTTTTTACAAAAGATAAAAGCTTTGCAGATGTAACTGAACACGATTGGATGCAACCACTATTTGATAAACTAATGAAGTTATTAGAAGATGTTGGATTCGGTAAATATTATGTTGTACAAGCAGATTTAAACAAGGCTACAGATGTTCCATCACATTATCGTATGTTATATGTACCTTGTTGTTCTCCAGATTGTATAGACTTAGACATTCAAACTGGTGAGAAAGGCATTTTTAAACTACCACTCAAAGAGGGAAGTTTTATTGTAATGCCACCCAATTCTGGTATTAGAATTATTGCACCACCAGGCAAAATGTTTTTATCTTTGATTATGGGTATTTGTAAAGATGAGGATTGACAGCATACCATTGTTCCCAACAATGATTTACAAATTTCATATTGACCCAAACTTATATAATAAACAAAGTATAATTGATATTGTAGAAAAGAATTACCAAAAAAATAGTTATAGAAATAAGTTTGATAGTAATAGTGACATACATCATTCATATGCTGATTTTGACAATGATGATTACGATAAACCAGTTTTAGATAAACTAACAGATGTTTACAATAATACATTTACTGAATTTACTAAACAACTAAAATTTAAAAGGTTTGAATATAGTTTAGATAATATTGTTGCAACTAAAGGTTCTCAATATATGGCTCCACATAATCATTTACCAGTTGCAGACTATTCTTGTATTCATTATATAAAGTTTAATAAAGATGTTCATAAACCAACCACATTTAGAAATCCTAGTATGTTTGCTAAAAGTTTGCATCATATTAAACCTAAATTTAAACCTAGAATAAATGAAGTAGACTTTTCAATATTTTCTGAAAAACATTTTGTTTTGACAACAGAAGATGATATGATAATTATACCATCTTACTTAGAACACCAAGTAGATAAATCATATAATGACGAAATGAGAATAACTATCGTTACGAATTTAATAGTAAATGACTAAAATGATTATAACAAAAAATGATATATTATCAGAGGAAGATAGGCTTCTTATAGTAAAAGATATACAGTATGAGTTAAAACATAACCCTACTCCAAATAAAATGAAACCTTTATATCAAACAAAGGTTGACATACACAGAAAATATGTTAAAATACATAAACATTGGGATAATTTTTTCAAATCAATATATGATATGTTTATCTTAAACAAGATAGGATTTGGTGCATTTACGATGTGTTGGGGTATGAAACAATCTAAAGAAACGATTAATATGTATCACACACACCAGAAAGCAGACACTAACGAAAGTCCAGATTTAAGTATCATATATTATGCACAAAATAAATATCCTAAGTATGGAACTTATATAGGTATTGGAGATATGAAAGAAGGTGTGCAAAATTCACTTGTAGTTTTTGATGCAAGTATTCCACATAGAGCTCCAGATTTACCTAAAGAAGTTTTAGAAGAAGAAGACAGAATAATAATCGCAATGGATTACATATATGACTAAAAAATACATACACATAAATCAACACAAGATTCGTGCAAATAAAAAACACGGAACAAATGAAGCAGTAATTACTATCAAAGAAGGTCGTAAAAATACTTATTGTCATAGTGTTGAAATACTAGGCCCATCTAAATTATTTTATGGTGGTAATGATAAACCAATTCTACCTTGTGGTGCAAGAGTTGTTATTGAAACAGAAAGTGATTTAAAGATTGATAATAAAGACTATTGATTGGAAAGTTGCAACTCTTTTCGTTCAAAAAAGACATTATAGTGCAGTTATGCCTAGACTAACTAAACATTGGTTAGGTTGTTATCAAAATGAAAAGTTAGTTGGGGTAATAACTTTAGGTTGGGGAACTAGACCTAAACATACCATACAAAAAATATTTCCAGAATTAGATACAAAAGATTATTATGAAATAGGAAAAATGTGTATGGATGAAGATATGCCTCGTAATTCTGAATCTCAAATGTTATCAAAAACATTAAGTTATATACGAGAAAATTTATCCAATATAAAATATCTTTATACTTGGGCAGATGGTATTGTTGGTAAGCCTGGATATGTTTATCAATCTGCAAATTTTTTATATGGTGGATTTGTTTGGACAGATGTTTATATTTTAGATGGGGAAAAGGTACATCCAAGAACATTACAAGGACAATTACCAAATGATGATGGAATGAAGTATGGACACAGACCTAATTCCGAACAACTAAAAGAAATGAAAATTACTAGAGTTTTTGGTAAACAGTTTCGTTACATATATCCTATGAATAAAACATATAGAAAGTATCTTAAAAAATCTACTATGAATTGGAATTTAGACTATCCAAAAGATAAAGACTTGGAATGGAAAGTTAAAAAACCAGAGGACGAGAAATATACTTTGACAAAGGTAATGCCGTTCAAACAAGATAGTGGTAAAGTAAAACATAACTCTACTAATGTAAATAAAGTTGCAGATAAGTATGGAACAGCAAGTTTGGAGGAATTCATTTGATAATATTTAAGAAAGTTAGATGGAAAAATTTATTATCTACTGGTAATTATTTTTTAGAAGTTGAATTAGATAGAAGCCCTACAACACTCATAGTCGGAGAAAATGGTTCTGGTAAATCAACAGTTCTTGATGCACTATGTTTTGTACTATTCAATAAACCATTTAGAACTGTGAGTAAGTCACAACTAATTAACTCTATCAATTTAGGGGGAACTATTGTTGAGATAGAATTTGTAATACAAAAAAATAACTTTAAAATTATTCGTGGTATGAAACCAAATATATTTGAAATATATTGTAATGGTCGTATGATGAATCAAGATGCAAATGCATTAGATACACAAAAGATATTAGAACAACAAATCCTTAAATTAAATTATCGTTCATTTACTCAAGTTGTAATCTTAGGCTCATCTACATTTGTTCCTTTTATGCAATTAAGAAGTAAAGATAGAAGAGAAGTAGTAGAGGATATATTAGACATTAAGATATTCTCATTAATGAATTTCTTATTAAAACATAAAGTAAAAGAAGTTTCTGAAGAACTTAAATCAATAGAATATGAATTTAGACTCTCTAAAGAAAAAATAGATTTACAATCAAAATATATTGAGGATATAAAAAAGAATAAAGTAAAACTTATAGAAGAAAAAGTATCTTTAGTAAATGAAACTGAATCTGTAAAACTAGAGGAAAGTAAAAGAGTTGATGTTCTTAATGAAGAGGTAAAAGAACTACAACCTAAAGTTTTTAAAAAACAAGATATCAAAAATAGTATTCGTGAATATCATAAAATGGAAGCTAAACTTTCTAATCGTATAGATGAAAATAAAAGACAAAAAGAGTTTTTTGAAAATAATGAAACTTGTCCAGTTTGTACTCAAGACATAGAGTCTGAACTAAAGAATAAAAAGATAGAAGAAAAACATAACAGAATAGAAGAACTAAATGATGGTATAGAAAAATTAAAAGTAGAACTTAAATCAAAGGAAACTATTTTAAATGATGTAGAGTTGTTATTAAAACAAATAAGAGAAAAAGAAGTTGAGATTGCAAAGTCTTGTGCATCAATTACACATATGCAAAAACTAATCATATCAACTGAAAAAGATATTTCTAATTATAAAAAAGGTGAAGTATCTGAAGAAGACAAAGCAAAACTCACTAGATTATCAGAAAGATGTAAGATACAAGAGGAACAGATAACTAAACTAAGAGAAGATAAGTTTTATGTAGATGTTGCAAGAAATCTATTAATGGATACTGGTATCAAAACAAAGATAATAAACAAGTATTTACCGATTATGAATAAATTAATCAATGGGTACTTGACAAGTATGGATTTTTATGTTAACTTTAAACTGGACAATAATTTTAATGAAACTATTAAGTCCAGACACAGAGATGAATTTAGTTATTCTTCTTTTAGTGAGGGTGAAAAAATGAGGATTGACCTTGCACTTCTCTTTACTTGGAGAGCTGTTGCAAAGATGAAAAACTCAACCAACACTAATTTACTAATACTAGATGAAATCTTTGATAGTAGTTTAGATACTACTGGTACTGATGATTTCTTAAAAATATTGCACACTTTTGCTGACCAAAATGTATTTGTCATAAGTCATAAGGGAGATACAATGTTTGATAAGTTTAGAAGTGTGATAAAGTTTGAAAAACAAAGAAACTTTAGTAAATTATTATGATGAAATTACACAACGGTGATTGTTTAAATGTTCTAAAGATGATGGCAGAAGATGAAGTCTTCGTTGATTCTATCGTTACAGACCCACCCTATGAATTAGGTTTTATGGGAAGAAGCTGGGATTCTACTGGTATTGCATTTCAAAAAGAAACTTGGGAACTATGTTTTAAGGTATTAAAGCCTGGTGGACATCTACTTGCATTTTCTGGAAGTAGAACATATCATAGAATGGCAGTTGCAATAGAAGATGCTGGTTTTGAGATTCGTGACCAAGTAATGTGGTTATATGGTTCTGGTTTTCCAAAGAGTATGAATATTGGTAAGGCATTAGACAAGAAACTCGGTAATGAAAGAATTAAAACTGGAGAAAAGAAGACACATTCTAATAAAGGTATAAAACAATCAGAACAAAGAACAGCGATAGGTGCTGGTGCATTTGGTCAAGAGGTAGAAGAAGATGTAACAGTAGGAACAACTGAATGGGAAGGTTGGGGTACTGCACTTAAACCAGCACAC